GTGGTGCGAGAATGGGCCGTGCAAAAGAAATTGTTATGAGGGTGATCCCCTCCACGGTGGCTAACCCCTTCATTCGGGCGCACCACTATTCCGGCAAGGTCGTGAACAACAGCAAGCTGCACTTCGGTGTTTTCCTGGACGGGCAGCTGCACGGCGTCATGTCCTACGGCCCGTCCCTGGACAAAAGCAAGATCATAGGGCTTGTGGCGGATACCGGCTGGAACGAATTTCTCGAACTGAACCGCATGGCGTTTGATTCCGTGCTGCCGAGGAACTCGGAGAGCCGGGCGATCTCCATGAGCATAAAGCTGCTGCGGAAATACGCGTCTCAGGTCAAGTGGGTTATCTCCTTCGCGGACGCCTGCTCCTGCGGCGACGGCGCGATCTACCGGGCCAGCAATTTCGTGTTGACCGGCATCAAGGAAAACCTGAACCTGGCCGAGCTGCCGGACGGCACCCGGATACACAAAATGACGCTGGCGAGCAACCCGACCACGCCCAGGAAGGAGCTGCACGGGCTGACGTTCTTCGACGTGACGGGCGGCACCTACGACTTCAAGAAATACCTGGCCTATGTGGGCGCGACGCCCATTCCGGGCTTTCAGCTGCGCTATATCTACTTCATAGACCGGGCCTGCCGGGCGAAGCTGACCGTGCCGGAGATTCCCTTCTCCAGGATCGACGAGCTTGGGGCCGGGATGTACAAGGGTGAAAAGGTCACGCAGGCATCGCGGCACATATCGGCGGAAGCGAGGGACGGGGCGAATGTCGGAAGCGAAGAAGATCATTCTTAAAGTCATTCCCGGCGAAATCGCAAACCCCTTCATCCGCAAGCACCATTATTCCGGGTCTGTGGTGAACAATAGTAAGCTGCACTTCGGCGTCTTCTACCAGGGGACGCTCCACGGGATAATGAGCTACGGGCCGAGCATGAACAAGCAGCAGCTTATCGGGCTTGTGGAAGGGACGGGCTGGAATGAGTTTCTCGAACTGAACCGCATGGCCTTTGACGCTGTGCTGCCGCGCAATTCCGAGAGCAGGGCCATCTCCATGAGCATCAAGCTGATTCGGAAATACGCGCCCCAGGTCAAATGGATCGTGTCCTTTGCCGACGCCTGCTCCTGCGGCGACGGCACCATATACCGGGCGTCCAATTTCGTGCTGACGGGCATAAAACCCAACGAGGCTCTGTGTATCCTCCCGGACGGGACGCGCATTCACAAAATGACGCTGTCCTCCAACCCGACCGTCAAGCGCAAGGAGCTCGGCGGGAAATGCTATTACGATTTCACGGACGGCGTTCACGCCTGGAAGAAATTTCTCGACGTGACGGGCGCTCGGCTGCTGGACGGCTGGCAGCTGCGCTATGTCTATTTCATCGACCCGGCCTGCCGGGCGAAACTGACCGTGCCAGAGATTCCCTTTTCCCGGATAGACGAGCTGGGGGCCGGGATGTACAAGGGCGAGAAAATCACCCAGGCGGAACGCCACACCATGAAAACGCCGGAGTAACCCTCCGGCCATATGCGCCGGTAGTTTTAAGTAAAACGCCCACCATTCCCGGTGGGAGATGCGGGTACAAGTCCACGCCCGGCGCTCCAATTATGAGAGGTATGTATGCACCAGCTATGGGAACTTCAACAAATGCAATCGCTGCCGCTGGCAGGAAAGGTCGTAATGACGCAGCAGCGCATCCGGGAATGGTATGAGCATTGGAACGGCGAGGTCTATGTTTCCTTCTCCGGGGGCAAGGACTCCACCGTTCTTCTTCATCTTGTCCGGGAATTGTACCCGGATGTGCCCGCCGTGTTCTCCGATACCGGCCTGGAATTCCCGGAAATCAGGGAATTCGTGAAAACGACCCCCAACGTGGTCTGGCTAAGGCCGGACATGACCTTCCGCAAGGTTCTGGAAAAGTACGGTTATCCCGTGATCGGCAAAGAACAGGCAAAATGGATCGACGAAGCCCGGCGCGGGAGTGCCGAGGGCCAGGCCAGGCGCTTGTATGGCGTCCGAGGCACCGACAAACGCAGCACCTTCCGCATATCGGATCAGTGGCATTACCTGATGAACGCGCCGTTCAAGATCAGCGACGAGTGCTGTAATGAAATGAAGAAAAAGCCCATGAAGCGATACGCCCACGAAACCGGGCGCGTCCCCATCATAGGCACGATGGCGTCGGAATCCAAGCTGCGCACCCAGCACTGGCTCCAGGAGGGCTGCAACGCCTACGACGCCAAGCGGCCCACCAGTAAGCCCATGTCCTTCTGGACGGAGGCGGACGTGTGGGCCTATATCAGCGAGAACAGCATCCCCTACTCCAAGATTTATGACATGGGTTATGCCCGAACCGGCTGCATCTTCTGTATGTTCGGTGCGCATTACGACGGCGAGCCAACCCGGTTCCAGCGCCTGCAGCGTACCCACCCGAAGCTGTGGCGCTACTGCATGAGGGACTGGGAGGCGGGAGGCCTGGGTATGCGCCGGGTCTTGGAGTATATGGGAATCCCCTTCGAGAACTATATAGGAGATCTGAATGAACATAGAGAAAATCCCGGCTGCCCGGTTGAATCCCGCAACCTACAACCCCCGTGTCGATCTGAAACCGGGCGACAGGGAATACGAGAAGCTAAAAAGGTCGATCAGTGAGTTTGGGTATGTGGAGCCGGTGATATGGAACCGTCAGACCGGCAACGTGGTCGGCGGGCACCAGCGCCTGAAGGTGTTGCTGGATATGGGGCAAACCGAGATTGATTGTGTCGTGGTCGATCTCGACCTCCCCCATGAAAAAGCTCTCAATATCGCGCTGAACAAAATCCAGGGCGATTGGGACGAGGACAAACTGGCCGCGATCATGGCCGACTTCGACGCCGAGTCCTTCGACGTATCCCTTACCGGCTTCGACGCCGGGGAGGTGGACGCCCTTCTGAACCGCTTCTATTCCCATGAGGCGGTTGAGGACGATTTCGACGCCGGGGCCGAGAAGAAGAAAATCCAGGACGCGGGCGGCCCGGTATCCATGCCGGGGGACGCCTGGCAGCTGGGCGACCATGTGCTGATATGCGGCGATCCCGCCGACCCAGCCGTCTATGACCGGCTGCTGGGGGCGGAGCGAGCGCAGTGCGTCGTCACTTCGCCGCCCGTCGATCCCGCCGCGTATGCGCGGGACGGCATCGCGCCCTGGTTGGAACGCATGGCCAGGGTTATCCGGCTGCTGGCCGCCCACGCGGATATTATCTGCTGGCAGACCGGCGACCTCGCCAAGACCGGCTCGCAATTCATTGAGCCGATGGCCGTCCACGCGGTTAGCCTGTTCGCGGATCAGAATCTGCGCCCGCTCTGGATACGGGTATGGAAGATGACCGGGAATATCCCCACGGCCTCGGCGCTGCAGAACGCCTCCACCAAGCCCGTCCCGCAATATGACTTCCTGGCGGCCTTCGCCGGGGATGAAACCGAGAGCTACAATGACCAGGAATATACCTGGGTGTCGGCCTTCGCGTCCCACGCCTATCAATTTGTCCGCCGCCTGACCAAGGAGGAACGCCGGACATGGGGATACGCGGGCGTGTGGGAAATATCGGTGATGAAGCGCGACAAGGATACCGAGGCTTTGATTCCCGTGGAATTGCCCTGGCGCTGCGTCAAAATGCACAGCGACCTCCGGGCCAGCGTCCTTGACCCGTTCGCGGGCCTGGGCTCCACGCTGATCGCCTGCGAGCAATCCGGGCGGCGCTGCCGGGCCATCGAATCCGACCCGCTGCATTGCGACCTGATCCTTCGCCGGTGGGAGCAATTTACCGGGGAAAAGGCCGAGAAAATTTGAAAGTTATGTTCAAAAAGGCTTGTCTTTCCACGGTGAGTATGGTAACACTCACTCACACTAAAACGAGGGAGGACACCACAATGAAGAACAACGCATATTTCGAGGAACTCAGCCGCATCGCCCGCGACTTCGACCTGAGGCACGACGCGCACAAGGCGCTCAAGCAGGAGATCATCGACACCAAGGGCTGGGATAGCGACGAGCTGAAAGCCTGGTATGCTGAGGAAGAACGGGACTTCCAGTACCCGATCAGCTCCGGTGCTTGCAAGGCCTACCGGGCCTGGCGGTATAGCGAAGGCGACGAGGTTATCTTCGAGGACTCCTGCTGGGAGCGGGAATTCCACGACTTCATCGACACCCTTCGGCAGGCCGGTATCAAGACCTTCGTAACCACGAACCAGAGCACGGGCCTTATGGAAGACCTCCACGGCTTCGCCGCCGAAGGCTGCAAAATGGAAGGCCTCTGCACCATCACCAAGAAATCCCACCGCTGGGGCGAAGACACCGAGGAAAAAATCCTGGGCATCCGCTTCACCCTGTAACCACGAACTCCGCCGCCCATTCGGGCGGTTTTTCCGTCTGCGAATGCTCGAAAAGCCTTGTCTTTCCGACGTGAATATGGTAACACTCTCTCATCAATTTGGGAAGGGGGTGCCATATGAAAATCGAAGCTGGCAAGCGGTATATGATAACCCGCGACCAAAACGGCGTGATTACGAAATTCTCGGCCACTGTGACCTCGGTTGAGGAACGCGACGAGTACTACTATGTCGGATACACGCCCGACGATTTTCGGATTTGCCGCTGGGGTTATTCCAAGGTAAAGAAGGAAGGGCGCTGGCAGCATTTCAATGATACTTTCGAGGAAATATGAAGGGGGTTTCATTATGGCGAATTTCTACCTGGGGCAGTTGGTGGCGACGGCGGGTGTTGCCGAGGCAATGCGGGAGAATCCCGACTTCGACGCATTCGTGCAGGCTTCGTTGCGACGCTACCTGGAATGTGATTGGGGTGAGTTGCCGGAGTCCGACAAGAAGCAGAACGACAGCGCCGTGAAAAACGGCAACGACCGTATCCTGGCAGCCTACAAAAAGCAGGACGGGAAAGCCTGGAAGATATGGATCATCACCGAATGGGATCACAGCGCGACGACGATCCTGTTCCCGGATGAATACTAAGGAGGGCTGCTGTATGAACGGATACCCGAAGCGAGAAGTGGTAGAAAGCCTGCGGGCCAGGTATCCCAGGGGAACGCGGGTCGAACTGGTCGAAATGAACGCCCCTTACCGCGATATGCCTGCCGGGCTTCGCGGGACAGTGGTTGACGTGGATGATATAGCCACGGTGCATATCGCCTGGGACAACGGCAGCAGCCTCGGCGCGGCATACGGCGTTGACCGTATCCGCAAGATCAGCGAATAGGAGGGCCGGGGCATGGAAGGAAAGAGAAAGCTCATTGTACCCTGCGACGTGGCGATAAAGCGGTTTTACCGAATGTACGTCGAGGTCGAGGAAGAAGCCACCAGCGATGAGGTCAAGGCGAAGGCCGTCGAAATGCTCACGGACGGGCGCGACCCTGACAAGGAATTGACGCCCGATACCGACCTGGAAATGGAGCCCCAGGATATATGCTGGGTCAACCCTGATTTCGACGGCAGCTGGACGGAGGAAGAAGAAGCGGAGATGAAACAGGTTTTTGATGAAATGCTCCGCAAGGACGGTGCCCATGAGCAGATGTGACATTGCCCTGATTCCGTACTTCGCGGAATTGATATGTGACGAACGAAAGCCCGAAAGGGTACTGGCGCTGCAGTTTGACGCCCTCCGGCAGCTTGGAGCCAATCTGAAATGCTACGAGCGGCGCGGATACCTGGAAGAACTTATTTTCACCATCGCGGACAAAAAGGCCAGGATGATCCTCTGCACGACCAGCAAGGGCGAAATGGAGAAGGTGCTGAAACCCAGCTGCCCGCACTACGACGGCTCGCGCTTCATTCCCGGCGAATACAGCGTGCCGGAGGAAGAATTGATCTGCTGGTCTGAAACCTCCCTCCAGGGGCCGCTTATGAGCCATGCCGTCAAACGGTATATGGAATTGTTCAAGCAGGTATTGCCGGAGCAGGCGGCGGCGCTGCGCATAGAGTAGGCGCGGCGGCAATATGGGCGGGCCAGTCCCGCCTGTATTTGTGGGCGCTTTTTTGAAAATAACTTTTGAAAAAGAGCTTGTCTTTTCAAGGTGTCTGTGGTAACACTCACTCACACTAAATCGAGGAGGCACACACCATGAAAAAGACCGTAGAGCAGCTGACCAAGGAATTCATCGAGATCATGACCGAGAACGGCTTCGAGGCGACCGGCGAGAAGGACTACGCGGGCAACGACATTTATTCCCGGAAGTGGGAGCGCACCTCCGAGGTAGTATGGCACGGCCTGGTGCATTCCAGCTATGAAATCAGGGCGAAGATCAGCTACGGATACCCGCTCATTCAGATATACCAGGACGGGCGGCGGACGGATACCCGCGACTACAGCAGCCCCAAGCGGGCACTGAACGCCATGAAAGAGATCATCCGCTTCGCCGGATACGAATTCTAAGCCCATAGGCCCGCGAGGGCCTTTTTTGATGCCACAATGAAGGGAGGGGCGGCATGGGAAACAAGTATAAACTGACGGATCAGGGTGGCGTCGCCTACTTTCAGAACGGCGGCACTTTTCTTTTTGACGAACTCGATCTGCCGTTGATCCGGGATCACACCTGGCACCACGGCAAGCGCGGATACCCGGCGACCCACCATAAGGGCCGGACTGTGGTATTTCATAAAATGCTGTATCCGAATATCCAGGGGGAGATCGACCATATCAACGGGGACAAGCTGGACAATCGCCGGGGCAATCTGCGGATCGTGACGCACCAGCAAAACGCCTTCAATCAAAAGCGACGATGCACCAACACGAGTGGGTATATCGGCGTGAGCGGCGTCAAGGATTCCGACAGCTATGAGGCATATATTCACGTCCACGGACGCAAGCATCACCTCGGTATTTTCGACGACGCCCGAAGCGCGGCTCGGACGCGGGATTGCGTCGCAAAGCTGGTGTTTGGGGAATACGCCCGGCTGAATTTCCCGCAGGCCGGAAAGCGAGGACGCGGGCGGCATGGCTAAAAGGCATAAGAAGTCCCCGTTCATGCTGCCAACCTCCCATTATGACAAGGCGCGGGCTGACCACGCCGTGAATTTCATCCAGTCGCTCAAACACACAAAGGGCATATGGGCGGGCCAGCCCTTCCTGCTGTTCGACTGGCAGGAGACCATTATTCGGGACTTGTTCGGGACGATCAAGCCTAACGGATACCGCCAGTTTAATACCGCGTTCGTGGAAATCTGCAAGAAGGCGGGCAAGAGTGAGCTGGCCGCCGCCGTCGCGCTGTATATGCTCGCCGGGGACGGCGAGGAAGGCGCTGAGATATACGGCTGCGCGAATGACCGCCAGCAGGCCAGCATCGTATTCGACGTGGCGAAGGACATGGTGCTGCAATGCCCGGCGCTGTTGAAGCGCGTGAAAATCGTGGAAAGCCAGAAGCGCATCGTCTACCTCCCCACCCGTTCCATCTACCAGGCGCTGTCCTCGGAGGTCGCCTCGAAATACGGTTACAACGTCCACGCCTGCATCTTCGACGAACTGCTGGGCCAGCCGAATCGAAAGCTGTTTGACGTAATGACCAAGGGCTCCGGCGCTGCCCGAAAGCAACCGCTCAATTTCGTCATTACCACAGCGGGCAGCGATAAAAACTCCATCTGCTACGAGGTACACTCAAAGGCCGTAGACATACTGGAAAGCCGCAAGCATGACCCGACCTTCTATCCCGTCGTGTATTCCATTCCGAATGAAGCCGACTGGACAGACCCGAAGGTCTGGAAGGCCGTCAACCCGTCCCTCGGCAAGACCGTGGATATTGATTACTACAAGGCGGCCTGCGCGTCGGCGCAGCAGAATCCCGCCGAGGAAATGCAGTTTCGTCAATTCCACCTGTGTCAATGGACGAACGCGACCACGCGCTGGATGCCGATGGACAAGTGGGACGCCTGCGCGTTTCCCGTCGATCCCGAGCGCCTGCGCGGGCGGCTGTGCTATGGCGGGCTTGACCTTTCCAGCACCACGGATATTATGGCCTTTGTGCTGGTATTCCCGCCCGAGGACGAGGACGGAAAATACGAGATTCTGCCCTTCTTCTGGCTGCCGGAGGATTCCATTGATCTGCGCGTCAAGCGGGATCATGTGCCTTATGACATATGGCAGCACGATGGCCTGGTGTATACCACCGAGGGCAATGTGATCCACTATGGCTTCATTGAGGAATTCATTGAAGAACTCGGCACCCGGTATCACATCGCGGAAATCGCCTTTGACCGCTGGGGCGCGGTTCAAATGACGCAGAACCTGGAAGGGCTGGGTTTCACCGTGGTGCCCTTCGGCCAGGGCTACAAGGATATGTCGCCGCCCACCAAGGAATTGATGAAACTGGTCTTGGAACAGAAAATCGCCCACGGCGGCCACCCGGTACTTCGCTGGATGGTCGATAATGTCACCATACGCACCGACCCGGCTGGGAACATCAAGGCTGACAAAGAGAAATCCACCGAGAAGATAGACGGGGCTATTGCCACCATTATGGCGCTGGACAGAGCCATCCGGCATGAGGGCGAAGGTTCCTCTGTGTATGATGAGAGAGGACTCCTGTATATTTAAAAGAGCTGCCTTTTGGCAGCTCAGTTGGCATATTTACTTTTTGGGTTTGCCTGATTTGTTATTGGTAGGATCATTCATAACATAACCCATACCAGGCTTCGGAGTAGGCGGCATCGGCTCACCTTTTACCACGGTGACTTCTTTTCCAGTATTACCACCGCGAGGCCCAATGACGCCGTACTGTCCCGAAGCAGGTGCCTTCTCGCCAGGGCGCAAACTCATAGGCATTTACCTCCTTTCTTTGTTTATCAGCACTCGCTATTAGTGAGTGCTGATAAAATAGTAACATATACTTCCTTCTGTAGTCCTTATGTATAAGTAAAGGGGCGATTAAATTTGAACATATTCAGTATATTATTCCGGGCGCGGGACAAGCCCGGCAGCGTATCCAACGCGCTGAACGGCAGCGCCTATTCCTTCTTCTTCGGCGGAACGGCTGCGGGCCAGGCCGTCAACGAGCGTACCGCCATGCAGATGTCGGCGGTATACGCCTGTGTGCGGATACTCTCCGAGGCTGTCGCCGCGCTGCCCTTGCACTTCTACAAGTACAACGCTGCGGGCGGCAAAGAGAAGGCGCTGGATCATCCGCTGTACGCGCTGCTCCACGACGAGCCCAACCCGGAAATGTCGGCCTTCTCCTTCCGAGAGACCCTTATGACGCACCTGTTGCTTTGGGGCAACGGCTACGCTCAGATCATCCGAAACGGGCGTGGCGATGTGGTGGCGCTGTACCCGCTGATGCCGGATCGCATGACCGTGGATCGGGATGCCCGAGGGCGTATGTATTACGAGTATACCCGCTCGGATTCCGACGCCAACACCCTGGGAAAGAAGTCCTCTGTGCTGCTACTGCCGGAGGACGTTTTTCATATCCCTGGCCTGGGCTTCGACGGCCTCGTCGGCTACAGCCCGATTGCGATGGCGAAGCGGGCCGTGGGCCTGGGGCTGGCCTGCGATGAATATGGGGCTTCCTTCTATTCCAATGGCGCTCAGCCCGGCGGAGTTTTGGAGCATCCGGGCGTCGTGAAAAATCCGCAGCGCGTGAGGGACTCCTGGAACGCGATTTACCAAGGCGCGAAGAACGCCCACAAGGTCGCCATCCTTGAAGAAGGAATGTCCTATAAACCGATCAGCGTCAATCCTCAGGAGGCGCAATTCCTGGAAACGCGCAAATTCCAGATTGATGAAATCGCCCGGATATTCCGCGTCCCGCCGCACATGGTCGGGGATTTGGACAAGAGCAGCTTTTCCAATATTGAACAACAGTCCCTGGAATTTGTCAAGTATACCCTGGCTCCCTGGATTGCCCGCTGGGAGCAGACGATCCATAGAACACTGTTGCTGCCCTCGGAGAAGGCCCGGTATTTCGCCCGGTTCAATGTTGAGGGCCTGCTGCGGGGCGACTACCAGTCGAGGATGAACGGTTACGCCGTGGCTCGGCAGAACGGCTGGATGAGCGCCAACGACATCCGGGAATTGGAGAACCTTGACCGCATTCCGGCAGAGGCCGGAGGCGATCTGTACCTCATTAACGGGAACATGACCAAATTGGAGGACGCCGGGCTTTTCGCCGGTGATCCGTCGACCAACCCAAAGGAGGCTGATACATGAAGCGGTTCTGGAATTGGGTGCGGAACGAAGGCAATCCCCAGGAGCGCACCTTGCGCCTGGAAGGCGCGATTGCCGAGGAATCCTGGTTCGATGATGAAATCACGCCCAAGGTATTCCGGCAGGAGCTGTTCGCCGGGGACGGCCCGATAACCGTGTGGATCAACTCGCCGGGCGGCGATTGCGTCGCGGCGGCGCAAATCTACAACATGCTGATGGACTACCCGCACGACATTACCGTCAAGGTGGACGGCATCGCCGCGAGCGCGGCCAGCGTTATCGCTATGGCCGGGACACGAGTCATTATGACGCCGGTAAGCCTGATGATGATTCACAACCCCCTGACCGTCGCTATGGGCGACAGTGAGGAAATGCGCAAGGCGATCCAGTTGCTGGACGAGGTGAAGGAAAGCATCTTGAACGCCTATGAGATCAAGACGGGAATGTCCCGCGCTCGCCTGTCCCACCTGATGGACGGGGAAACCTGGATGAACGCAAAGAAGGCCCTGGAACTCGGCTTTTGTGATGAAATCGCTTACCAGCCGAACGCCGGGCTGGACGCGCCGGAGGATAGCTTCACCTTCTCCCGCCGCGCCGTCACCAACTGCCTGATGGACAAGCTCCGCGCCCGAATGCCGGAGCGTGACAAGCCTGAACAGACCGACCCTGTAAACGCGACGCCTCCGAAGCCGGACGCCTCGCGTGTTTTTGTTTCGGACGATGATCCGAAGCTGCAGCTCATTAAATATCAACTTTTATGGGAGGGTTTTCCACATGACTAAGATTCTTGAAATGCGCGCTCGCCGCGCCCGCCTGTGGGATGCCGCCAAGGCATTCCTGGATACCCACCGCGCCGAGGACGGCACCATGACCGCCGAGGACAGCGCCACCTACCAGAGGATGGAGGACGAGGTTATCAACCTCGGCAAGGAGGTCGAGCGCATGGAGCGCCAGGCTGCCATCGACGCCGAGATGAATCTGCCCGTCAACCGCGCCATCACCACGCGCCCGGACGCCACGGTGAACGCCGAGGCCAACAAGCCCGAGAAGAAGGGTCGCGCCTCCGACGAATACCGGGAGAACTTCTGGCGGGCGATGCGGGCCAAGTCCGTGTCCCACGAGGTCTACAATGCGCTGACCATCGGCACTGACTCCGAGGGCGGCTATCTCGTGCCGGACGAGTACCAGCGCACCCTGATCGACGCCCTGCAGGATCAGAACATCTTCCGCTCCCTGGCCCACGTCATCACCACCAGCTCCGGCGACCGCAAGATTCCCGTCGTGGCGAGCCATGGCACCGCCGCCTGGATCGACGAAGGCGGCCAGTATCCCGAGAGCGACGACGCCTTCGGCCAGGTATCCATCGGCGCTTACAAGCTGGCCACGATGATCAAGATTTCCGAGGAACTGCTGAACGACAGCGTCTTCGACATGCCCTCGTATATCGCCCGCGAATTCGCCCGCCGCATCGGTGCCGCCGAGGAAGAAGCGTTCTTTACCGGCGACGGCTCCGGCAAGCCCCTGGGCGTGCTGGCCGCTACGGGCGGCGCGGAAACCGGCGTGACCGCCGCCAGCGCCACCGCCATCCCGATGGACGAGATCATGGATCTGTTCTACTCCCTGCGGGCTCCCTATCGGAAGAACGCCGTGTTCGTGATGAACGACTCCACGATCAAGGCGATCCGCAAGCTGAAGAACAACAACGGCGACTACCTGTGGCAGCCCAGCGTCCAGGCGGGCCAGCCCGACCGCCTGCTGAACCGCCCGCTGTACACCTCCACCTTCATGCCGGAGCTCGCCGCCAGCGCCAAGACTATCCTGTTTGGCGACCTGGGCTATTACTGGGTCGCGGATCGTCAGGGCCGCTCCTTCAAGCGCCTCAACGAGCTTTACGCGCCCACGGGCCAGGTCGGTTTCCTGGCGTCCGAGCGCGTGGACGGCAAGGTTATTCTCCCCGAGGCCATCAAGGTGCTCGAAATGAAGAGCGCCTGATCCCGTGAATAGGAGGCTGACCGATCATGGCTCTTATAACGCTCGATGAAGCAAAGGAATATCTCCGCGTGGATACGGCGGACGAGGACACGGTGGTCGGCAGCCTGCTATCCTCTGCCGAAAGGCTGTGCATGGACGTGGCCCGCCTGTCGCCGGAGCAATGGGCCGACATTGACTCCGACGCGGCGGAAACCGAGCGGTATACCGAGGTCGAGCTGAATACCGTCCGGGAAACCGTCAAGGTGGCCGTCATGTATGCCCTGGGGTATCTTTTCGAGCATCGTGAGGACGCCGACCATCACAACCTCATTATCATGCTCCGCTCGCTGCTGTTCGCCGTCCGGGAAGGGGTGGTGTGATGAACATTGCCGGTTTGCGCGTGAGAATCACGATCCAGAAGAACGCGCCCGTGACGGATCATAACGGGAACCATATCTCCGCATGGAGCGATTACTTCTCCTGCTGGGCGACGGCTGTAGCGAGCGGCAAGAGCGCCGAGGAAACCGCCGAGGCGGGCACGACCCACGAGGCGGACAGGCTGGATATAACCGTCCGATATTCCTCGGAAACGGCGGCGATCAATTCCAAGCAATACCGGGTGCTGCTGGCAGACCGCGCCTATGACATTCTCAATATCGACGACATGGGTTTCCGGCATAACAGCCGGAAACTCCATACCCGGCTGCGGGAGAGGTGACGCTATGGCGGATCAGAATGTGGGCGTGGATGGCCTGGCCGACGCCGTCATGCGGGGCCTGCGGGAATACGCCGACCTTGCCACCCACAGCATGAAGACCGCCGTGACGAACGCGAGCAAGACCGTCCGAAAGGAAATCTCCGCCAACGCGCCGGTGCGTCGCGGCACCTACAAGAAAAGCTGGCGCACGAAGAAAACGCGGGAGAACGCTAACGTCCTGGAAGTGACGGTCTACTCTCCGAAGCGGTACATGATAGCGCACCTTCTCGAAAACGGCCACGCCAAGCGCAACGGCGGGCGCGTCGCCGGGAGGCCGCATATCGCTCCAGCAGAACAGCACGGCATAGCGCAGCTGGAACGGGAAATCACGGAGGCGCTGAAATGACCCACAATGAACTCATGGAAATGCTGGAAGAAACCAGCCTGCCCATCGCTTACGACCATTTCGCTGAGGGCGAGTCGCCCGACCCGCCCTTCATCTGCTTTCTCTATCCGGGGTCGGACAATTTCGGAGCGGATGGCCGGGTCTATTTCAAGATCAATCAGGTGAACATGGAATTGTACACCGACCTCAAAGACCCGGAACTGGAAACCCGGCTGGAAACCGTGCTGGATCGGCACGGCCTTTTTTATGAGAAATCCGAGGTATGGATCGAAAGCGAGCGACTGTACGAGGTTCTCTATTCTTTTGAAGTAGGAGGTAACTGACTGTGGCCAAGAACAAGGTCAAATTCAATATCAAGAACGTCCACTACGCCAAGCAGACCAAGAACGCCGAAACCGGCGCAATCGGGTTTGATACGCCGAAGGCGATGCCCGGCGCGGTATCGCTGTCCCTTGATCCCAACGGCGAGCCCTCCGTATTCTACGCGGACGGTTATGCCTACTACACGATCTCCAACAACCAGGGTTATGACGGCGACCTGGAGCTGGCCCTCGTGACGGACGAATTCCACCAGGAGATTCTCAAAGAGACCTTGGACGACAACGGGGTGCTCATGGAGGACGCCAACGTGGAAACCGAGCCCTTCGCGCTGCTGTTCGAATTCGACGGCGACAAGCACGGTATCCGGCACGTCCTGTACTACTGCACCGCGACCCGGCCCACCATCGAATCCTCTACCAACGAGGAGGAGATTGAGGTCAAGACCGAGAGCCTTTCCATCAACGCGGCTCCGCTGCCGGATGGCCGCGTGAAGGCCCGCACGTCCGACACCACGACCCAGGCCACATATGACGGCTGGTATGACGCCGTGTATCTGCCGGATATTTCCGGGGACGACGACAGCGGCAATTCCAGTGACGATGAAGGAGGCCAGGGCTAATGGGGCTGATGAAGAAAATCGTGATTGACGGCCAGGAGGTTGCTTTCCGCGCCTCCGCCGCCATCCCGCGCATCTACCGCGTGAAATTCCACCGCGACATCTACAAAGACCTCCGGGCGCTGGAAAAGGCTGTCGGGGATAGCAGCGAGCAGGAATCTAACCTGGACATGTTCTCGCTGGAAATGTTCGAGAACATCGCCTATGTCATGGCGAAGCACGCCGACCCGAGCATCCCGGATACGCCGGAGGAATGGCTGGACAATTTCTCCACCTTCTCCATCTACCAGGTGCTGCCGTCCATCATCGAATTGTGGGGCTTGAATGTTCAGACGGACATCCAGTCTAAAAAAAACCTCGCAAAAGTGAGCGGCTGATGACAACCCCGTTGTTCCTGCTCCGCTGCGTCCAAATCGGCCTCTCCATCCGAGATTTGGACTTGCTGACCATCGGCATGGTGAACGATATGTACGCCGAGAGCGGGAACGACGAATTCAAATACCGCGAGCTGGCCTCGCAGGAGGACATGGACAACTTCTAAGGGGGTGCCTATGAATATAGAGCGGGAAATCCTGGCCTGGGTGACGCGGGTGGATATGTTCATTATATCCGCCTGGCCATATGTGCTGTTGGCCGTGATTCTTTTACTGTTGTCGCTGCTGGCGTGGACGATTTCGGATTGTGTGATAAGGATTCAAAAGGATGATTGAGGTCGAATTGCTCCTGCTATCCGCCTGGCCGTGGCTGTTGGCGGTTCTCGCCTTCTGCCTCGCGTTCATCGCGGCGGAAATATGGATCAGCCGGAAGTAGCGATTAAAACATAATTTTGAGAAGGGAGGTAACACATGGCCGGACGGAATATCAAGGGCATCACCGTTCAAATCGGCGGGGACACCACAAAGCTGCAGACCGCCCTGGAAGGCGTCAACTCGAAGATCAAGAATACCCAGGCCCAGCTAAAGGACGTGGAAAAGCTCTTGAAGCTCGATCCGGGCAATACGGAGCTATTAGCGCAAAAGCACAAGCTGCTGGCGGACGCCGTTACCGAAACCAAGCAAAAGCTGGAAACCCTGGAAACGACGGCAAAGCAGGCCAACGACGCGCTGGCGAAAGGCGAGATCAGTAAAGAGCAATACGACGCCCTGCAGCGCGAAATCGTTGAGACCAAGGAGGAATTGGAACGCCTGGAAACGGCGGCCAACCAATCCGCCACCGCCGTCCAGAAGATTGCCGCCGAGGGCGAAAAGCTGAAAAACATCGGGGATAACATCTCCGGCGTTGGGGAGAAATTTCTCCCGGCCACCGCTGCCGTCGTGGGCCTGGGCACCGCCGCCGTCAAGACCGCCGCTGATTTCGATACCGGCATGAGCAAGGTCGCCGCCATTTCCGGCGCTACCGGAGATGATCTGGACGCGCTGCGGGCGAAGGCCCGCGAGATGGGCGCTAAGACCAAATTCTCCGCGTCCGAGGCAGCCTCCGCCATGGAATATATGGCGATGGCGGGCTGGAAAACCGAGGACATGCTTGGCGGTATCGAGGGCATCATGAACCTGGCTGCCGCGTCCGGCGAAGACCTCGCCACGACTTCGGATATTGTCACCGACGCTTTGACGGCCTTCGGTATGTCGACCCAGGAATCCGGCCACTTCGCGGACATCCTGGCGGCGGCATCCAGCAACGCCAACACCAACGTCAGCATGATGGGCGAGACATTCAAATATGCCGCGCCCGTCGCCGGAGCCCTGGGGTACACCGCCGAGGACACCGCCCTCGCCATCGGCATGATGGCGAACGCCGGAATCAAGAGCAGCCAGGCCGGTACAACGATCCGATCCGGATTGACGCGCCTGGTGAAGCCCACCAAGCAAGTCCGTGAAGCTATGGATAAATACGGCATATCCATCACGGACGGCAACGGCAGGATGTACACCCTCCGGGAAATGATGCTGCAGCTGCGTCAAAAGCTGGGCGGCCTTTCCGAAGCGGAGCAAGGCGCGGCTGCCGCCGCGATCTTCGGCACCAACGCCATGTCCGGCTGGCTTGCCGTCATAAACGGCAGCGAGGCCGACATGAACAAGCTGGCCGGGGCCATTGATACCTGCTCTTACAACATCGACGAGATTTCGGATGCCGTTGAGGCGTCCGGCGTCAAGTGGGGCAAGTACGCAGACAAGGCGTGGATGGCTACGGGGAACGGCATCCAGGGCCTGACCGACGAGATCATTTATAACCTCACCAAAGTTGGCACCAGCGCCGAGGATTTGCAGGAATACCTCGTGGGCGAGTACGACATGGACGTTGAGGACGCCATCGCCGCTATAGAAACCGTCCAAAAGTCCCTCGAAAGCACCACCGGCGTTTCGGAGCAAATGGCAGAGACGATGCAGGACAATTTGGAGGGCCAGCTGACGATCCTAAAATCCCAGCTGGAAGAACTGGCTATCTCCTTCGGGGAGATTCTCATGCCGGTTATCCGCGACATTGTTTCCGGCATCCAGGGCTTGGTCGATAAATTGAATAACATGAGCCCGGCGACGAAGGCGCTTATCACCAAGATTGCCCTGGTGGTCGCCGCCATCGGGCCTGTGCTTATCGTAATCGGCAAGGTCGTTTCCGCTGTCGGCACCATCATGACGATTGTGCCGAAGGTCGCCGGAGCGATCCAGACCATAAAGGGCGGGCTGGCCGGGCTTCACGCTGTCATGGCCGCCAACCCCATCGGGATCGTGATTGCCGCCATCGCCGCGCTGGTCGCGGCCTTTATTTTTCTCTGGAACAACTGCGAGGAATTCCGGGAGTTTTGGATCAACCTGTGGGAAAAGGTCAAGGATGTTGCCGTCAAGGTATGGAATGGCATTAAGACCTTTGTCACCAACGCCTGGAATGCCATCAAGACCACGGCGGAAATCGTGTTCAATGCCATAAGCACCTTCTTCTCCGGAATATGGCAGGGAATCAGCACCACGGCCACCAACGCCTGGAACGGCATCACCGAGGGCCTTTCTACCGCCTGGGAGGGCATCAAGGGGACGGCGGAAACCGTGTGGGGCGCGATCAGCGGCACGGTCTCCACGATTACGGACGGCATATCCACCGCTGTCCAGGATAAGTGATCGAATATCCAGGCGGCCTACGAGCAACACGGTGGCGGGCTGAAAGGTATTGCTGCCGCCACGATGGAGGGCGTCAAGGGCTATTTCACCCTGGGCTTCGATGCCCTCAACAACATTACGGGCGGCAAGCTGAACGGGATCAAGACGGCGGTATCCACGGCCTGCACGAATATCAAAACCAGCGTAACGACGGCCTGGAACAATATCAAGACCGGGGTATCCACGACACTGACGAACATAAAAACCTCGGTATCCACGGGCTGGACGAATATAAAGAGCAACGTCACTTCGACATTGCAGGGCCTGAGTACGTCGGTGAAGTCCATATGGACGAATATTTATAGCGGCATAACCGGCACCATCTCCAACATTGTCACTTCGATCCAGAACGGCTTCAACAACGCCGTCAATTTCGTGAAGAACCTGGCGAGCCAGGCGTGGAACTGGGGCGCGGATTTGGTGAACGGGATCGTCAACGGCATCAAGAGCGCCATGAACTCGCTGACCTCCGCCGTGAGCGACATCGCGGCGAAGATCAAATCCTTCCTGCATTTCAGCGTCCCAGACGAGGGGCCTTTGACGGACTATGAATCCTGGATGCCGGACTTCATCGGCGGGCTGGCCCAGGGCATCGAACGCAGCCGGGGCATGATCCAGAACGCCATGAACGGACTGGCCGGTGATATGGTGCTGACGCCCGCCCTGCCAGGCGCTGGCGCTGGTATTGCCGGAGCGAATACCGGCGCTGGGGATTTGATCGCCGCTCTCCGGGAGAGCCTGTCGAACAACAACAGCCAGTCGGCGGGCGACATTACGATTCCCGTCTATATCGGCTCTGAGCGGATAGAGGAAATCGTGGTGAAGGCCAACAAGGCCGCCAGCTATCGTTCGGGAGGGAGATAAGATGCTTCGAGACTATCCCATCATGTTCGACGGCGAAAAAATCTTCACACCCGCCTCTTGGGAGGAAGAATCCGCTGTCGTGGAAAGCGTGAACGAAACGGAGGCGGGAACGGATCAGATTATCGTGACGCGCTACGACAAGCTGTCCGTTTCCGCTTCCTTTCAATGCACGTCCACCTGGGCGGGCAAATTCAAAGCCTACAGCAAAAAGGACTATGTGGCCGTCAGGCTGTACGACATAGAAACGCATGGGTATGTGGAGCGATCCATGCGCCTGCGGGGGTTTAAGGCCGTGCCCGCCGAACATTCCGAACGCACCAGCGGGACGGACGGCCTGTGGACGGTGTCCTTTACCCTGGAAGAATTTTGACAGGAGGTGGCGGTATGAAAAGAGGAACCACGCCGACCAATACCTTCAAGACGAACATCGACCTGACCGGCGCGACGGTCTTTCTCACCTATTCCCAGCGTGGCAGGGTCGTCCTCGAAAAGACCGGCGACGATCTGGAAATCACCGCCGAGGCCATCGTTACGCGGCTGACGCAGAAGGATACACTGGGCTTCGACGCCCTGCAGAAGGTATCCATCCAAATCCGCTATGTGTTCCCGGACGGCACCGCCGGGGCCAGCAACATTATGACGGCAAGCGTCGGTGAGATATTGAAGGACGGAGAGATTTCGCCGTGACGCTCTATGCCGTGTTCGAGGATGGCCTGGAGCTGGATGCCGAATTCCAGCCCGGCGAAGATATGTCGGCGGACTTCGGGGAGGTTACCGAAATCACCACCGAGCAATACCGCTTCGGCTATGGCTTGAAATATGATCCGGATACACGAACGGTCTCCGTGGATGCCGCCGATCAGGTGGCCCAGGGCGATCCGCGCCCGGTAACCTCCGCCGCCGTCCAGGTGCAAATCGGGAATATTGAGGTGCTGCTGCAAACCATATAAGGGGGAATCGCTCATGAGCATATCATCCGAAGTCAACCGAATCCAGGCCGCCCGCGACGCGATCCGGGCGGCGCTGTTGTCCTGGGGCGTGGCGCAGGCGAGCGACAATCTGGACGAGCTGGCCGCCGCCATCGCCGCGATACAATACCGGGGCGCGATGGAGGCTGCCTTGGAGGAAGGTGAGTCCTTCATTATTCCTCAGGGTTATCACAACGGCTCCGGCGTCATCACCAACGCGGTACAGGCCGGAAGGCAGCTGCCCGCCGTGTTTGATTACAACTGCGGTTATATCTCAAACGGCAGCTGGGTCTATGAAAACCCGACGCAGACGTATATCGACATATACCCGGTAGAGGCGGGCTGTTCCTATTTCATTAGTCTGGGAGGCTCCGTGGGGACGCGCTTTCGCAGCATGTTCACGACGACGGATATTACCCAGGTGACGAAAGGCACCGTTGTCGGTGTCAGCATCAAGAATGTGAACAATCCGTCGCCATACGCGAACGCGGAGTATACGACGCAGGAAGACGGGTTCATCCTCGTCGCAAAGGATAATGTTGGCCTTACCGGGGTTAAAACTTATGTTTATAACCGCACGGCGCAATGGCAGTAAGCAAGAGGGAGGGATCATTCCATGAGTGTCGCAACCGAGATCAGCAGAATACAGACCGACAGAAACACCATCCGGAACGCCCTGATCGAATGGGGGCAGGCGCAATCCACCGACAACCTGGATGTGCTGGCCGCTACGATTGCCAGCCTGCAAAATCGCGGGGCCGTGGACGCGGAAGTCCAGGAGGGCCAAACGTACACCATCCCGCAGGGCTATCACAACGGTTCCGGCACTGTGCGCGGCGTGGCGGGCGGCGGCAATTACCAGCTGCAGGCCAAGAGCGTCACGCCGACCAAGAACGAGCAGAGCGTGACGCCGGACGAGGGTAAGTATGGCCTTTCCAGCGTGACCGTGGCCGCGATTCCGGAGGCCTACCAGGACGTTACCAGCGTGACGGCCACCGCCGCCGACGTGCTGGCCAACAAGGTCATTATTGATTCCACTGGCCAGACTGTCGCCGGTACGATTCCCGTGAACGGGGCCATTGCCGCCACCTTCGACCCGCTGTCGCAGACCAGCGTGGCGATTGCGGCGGGCTATACCAGCGGCGGCGCGGTAACGCTCACTGAGGATTTGGAGCAGGCGCTGGCCGCCATCTGATTCGGAGGGCGCAATGTACCAAGTCAGCGAAGCATACCGGGAGGCCATGCACCGAAAGGTGCAAACCTTCCGGCTTACCGGCACAGCCGGGAATAAAGCGTTCACCGACGCCAACATTCTCAAAGGCTCCTTCTCGATCACGAACCAATGCAGCGGCTCGGACGCCGTGGAAATCGGCCAGGTGTATATCGGGGAATTGAACGCCACCTTCATGGATATGGGGATCAGCCGGTATCAATGGCAGGCCCTCGAAATCTCCCCGTCCCTCGGCCTAAAGCTGGCGGACAGCTCCTATGAGGATATACCACTGGGCATCTTTACCGTCGCGGAGGCGGAATGGACAGCCTCCGGCATCGTCGTGAAGGCTTACGACAATATGGCGAGGTTTGATAAGAACTATGGCGGCGGCAACGCGAAAGGCAAGCCCTATGTGCTGCTGCAAAACGCCTGTAGTCGCTGCCAGGTGCCGCTCGGTATGACGCGGGCGCAGGTTGAGGCCCTGCCCAACGGGACGGAAACGCTCTCGGTATACTCAACCGACAATGTGGAAACCTGGCGGGATTTCATCGGCTGGCTGTCGCAGGCTATGGGCTGTTTCGCCACCATTGACCGGGCCGGGGCGCTGGTATTCCGGCAGTATTCCCAGGAGCCGGTGGATACCCTGGACACCGAGCACAGATTTTCCGGCGTGGCCTTCTCGGACTATACCACACGTTATACCGGCCTGTCCTGCGTTGACCTGGAATTGCAGAAGACCATGTATATCAACGTGACGCCGGACGATGGCCTGACCTACAACCTCGGCTCCAATCCATTTCTGCAGCGCGGCGGCGGAGACGCGGCGGCGCGACGCAGGGCGGTATTAGAGGCGCTGCTGGCCGTCAACTATGTGCCCTTCCGGGCGACGGCCATCGGCAACCCGGCCTATGACCTGGGGGACTGTATCCGCTTCACGGACGGCCTGGCGGACGGGAGCCTTTCCTGCGTCACGAAATACGTGTTCAACTACAACAGCAAGTATGAAATGCAGGGAGCCGGGGAAGACCCGGCTTACGCCAGCGCCAAGTCCAAGTCCGACAAGGATATATCCGGCCTGCTCTCCGCCGTGAATGACACGGCGATCCAGTTTTATTTCTTTATCAGCATCGCGGACGTTCTCGTCGAGGACAAGCGCGGACGCATGGTGATAGACCTGGATTATACCGCGAGGGAAGGCGCGTCGGTCATATTCCACGGCGAGATCAAGCACAAGATCACGCTGACGCCGGAGCCGGAGCCACCCGAGGGCGAAACGCCGACCATCAAGATTCCGAAGGAGGCCACCATCGCCGTGACTTATTATGTCAACGGTGAGGAAGTCACCGAGTATTACCCGGTTGATATGGAAACGGCGGGGACGCATTTGCTTCATCTCCAATACTTCTGGGACGTGGCCGAGGATACCCTGGACGGTGATTTCCAGGTTTGGATCAGAATGGACGGGGCCAAGATGAACATAAAGGCCGGTGAAGCCCGTGGCTATCTCATGGGCCAGGGCCTGGCCGCCGATGACCTGGAAAAGAAGCTGCGCTATATCTATATAGCGACGCTCCCCACGACGCGGGATTACCTGGAAGGGGCCTATATGGATTATACCGGCCTGGTCGTTATGGCGTTGTACGAAGACGGCACCACCGAAGACATTACCGGCCTGGTGACGCTCTCGCCGGAGAACGGGGCCAAGCTGGAAACCGTGGGTGTAGTGCCCTGCGTCGTAACCTATACCGACGAGGACGGCAACAGCTACAGGGACGGCTTCGACGTGAACGTAACGCCGAAGGCCCTGGAATCCATCGTGATAACGTCGCTGCCGGACAAGCTGGAATATGTGCTGGGCCAGCCCTACGATTACTCCGGCCTGGAAGTGACCGCCTTCTACAACAACAATACCAGCGAGGTCGTAACGCCCGGCTGCGTCATTACGCCCGCCGAGGGAACCTCGACCGACGCCGCTGGGGAAATCCCGGTGGTGGTATCTTATACCAAGGACGATATAACGCAGACCGCCGACTTCAACGTGAATGTGCTGGTGCTGGATCATATCGAAGTAACGACGCTACCCGACGTTACGGAATTCACCGAGGACGATCCCTATGATTATACCGGCGTTGAGATTACGGCGTATTTCGATGATGGTACAACCTGGGACGTGACCGAGGATTGCACCTTCTCGCCCGCGCCCGGCAGCACGGCCACCATGGGCACGGATACCGTGACCGTCACCTATGCGCCCAGCACGGTAAGCCAGGCGACGGCGACCTTCCCGATAACGGTCAAGGAAAAGCCGAAGGTGAAGGTGCGGGCTATTGAGCTGCTTGCGACCACCTATGAGGAATCGTTGGCGCGGATCAGGAGCGTCCTCAGTATCCCCAACAAGATGCTGCAGCGCATTGAGTCCAAACGCAGCAGCGTATTCGGCGGCGCGTCGCTCAACATCGTCCTGGCAGCCGGATACTGCAACTATAAGGGCTCCGGCAGTACGCGCTATGTCCTGATGGATATAACGCCCTGGATCGGAACCGGTAAATACCTCTATGAGTTTTACGATCCGGCGACCGGGTTGAGCCAGGGTATTCAGATCCCGTCCGATTATCCCAGTTACCGCGAATTCTACCCGCACCAGTATATGTGGGAGAATTGTACCGGCAATAATATGTTCTTCATAGTTGGGTATGAGGGCGAATTACAGAAGGACGAGGCTTATACAACGCCTTTCCTCTCCGACCTGATTCTCGATTTCGGCTCCGATGTCTACAATTACAACCCATTCTCACAGACCGGCAAACAGTCTTACCAGGCATTTGCCGCAAACTGCCGAATCATCGAGGTTGAAAAACCCACCTAACCGACAACGAGCGCCATCCTCCGGGGTGGCGCTTCGCTATATCAAAAAGGAGGTTTCTGTATGCGTGATTTCTCTATCGACCTGATCTGGACGAAGATTCAGATTGCCGTCGCCGCCCTTGGCGGGTGGCTCGGCTATTTCCTGGGAGGTGTGGACGGCTTGCTCATTGCGCTCGTCGTGTTCATGGCGCTGGACTACGTTACCGGCATCATGTGCGCCATCGGGGATAAGAAGTTGTCCTCGGCGGTGGGCTTCAAGGGAATCTGCAAAAAGGTTCTCATTCTGATGCTCGTGGGCGTGGCGAATATCCTGGACGTTCACGTCGTGGGCCAGGGGTCGGCGCTGCGCGGGGCCGTGATCGCCTTCTACCTTTCCAACGAGGGACTGTCCCTCCTAGAGAATGCCGCTTACATCGGGCTGCCCATTCCCGATAAACTCCGGGAAATCCTGGAACAGCTGCATAACCGCGAAGATAAGACCGACAAGACCGACAATGAATAAAGGGAGGTATCATTATGTCCGTGAAAATCGGCTCTGCCCGCATTGACGAAAACGGCAAGGCGCACGAGGGCGCTGCCGGGGATCAGACTGGCAAGGAGGTCTCCACTCAGTCCTGGTACGCGCATAGCAAGGGCTGGGTATTGCTCCGCGCCAAGAGCGCCGAGGCGCGGGAGCGCATTGCCCGCTGTATGCAGGCCGCCTGCGACAACCGCCACATCGGTTACGATCAGTACCAGCGCGACACGCTCTACAACGAGTCCAAGCAGTACGGCTTTGACGTGAGCAAGGTTACAAAGGACGTGGAATGCGATTGCAGCGCCCTCGTCCGGGTCTGCGTCAATTACGCCGGGGTTTCCGTTGGCTCCTTCCGCACGACCAACCAGGCCAGCGTCCTCATGGCGACCGGGGCCTTCGAGAAATTTACCGACGATACCCACTGCAAGAAAAGCGCGAATCTGCTGCGCGGCGACATTCTCGTGACGCGCACCCAGGGGCATACCGTGGTCGTACTTTCCGATGGCAGCAACGCGGCGAAGGAACGGGCGGGTGATCCCGGCACCGACGCCAAGCCCGCCTCCGGCGACCTGGTAAACGGCTCCGTGGGCGCGGAGGTGACGGCCATGCAGAAGGCGCTGGCGGCCCTCGGCTATGACCTGGGGCCTTACGGCGTGGACGGGGAATTCGGGGACGATACCGAAGCGGCCCTCCGCGCTTTCCAGAAAAAGGCGGGCGTGGATCAGTCCGGCGTCTATGACGCCAAGACCCGCGAGGCGCTCCTGGCCGCCGTCAGTACCCAGGGCGGCGACACCCAGCCCACGCCGGAGCCTGTGGCTTCCGTCCGGCAGGTCGAAGTGACCGGGCTGAACGTGAACGTGCGCAAAGGCAACGGGACACAGTATGCTCGCGTCGTCATTCTGCCCTTCGGCACCAAGCTGGAATACGTCGCCACCGCCGAAAACGGCTGGCACGCCGTCGTGGTGAACGACCAAGTGGGCTGGATTTCCGGCAATTTCTCCAAGCTGCTGTAAGCTCCAATTTCCGGCGAGAGGTACAACTTTCGCCGGGCTTTTTCTATACTCGGAAAGGCCCGAAAAGCCTTGTCTTTGACGGTTTCCTTCTATAACACAGGAGGTGGGGAACGTGGATTTTTTATGGATCAATGACCGAACGGCCACCATTCCAGACGAGCCGAACGTGACGCTGGAATTCGCCGGGCCGGAGGCCAAGAACGACGAAATCATTGACACGGTGCTGGGAATGCTGCTTCAATCGTTCTCCAAGTAGTATCCTGGCGGGAAGGAGAACGCTATGGTGCGAGTATATGCCTTATACCGCGTATCAACGGTGGGCCAGGTAGACCACGACGACATCCCCATGCAGCGGATTGAATGCCACGACTTTGTGGAAAGGCAGCCGGATTGGGAGATCGTCGAGGAATTCTACGAGAAGGGTGTTTCGGGCTACAAGGTGAGCTCCGACAAGCGTGACGCCATTATGAAGATCAAAGAGGCGGCGCTGGCCGGGAAATTCGACGTTCTGCTGGTATTCATGTTTGACCGTCTGGGCCGCCGCGACGATGAAACGCCGTTCGTGGTTCAATGGTTCGCCACCCACGGCATCCGGGTATGGAGCGTGAAGGAAGGCGAGCAGCGGTTCGACAACCACGTTGACAAGCTGCTCAATTACA